GCGTCGCTGCCATTTGTCGGTATACCTCTCTCGTTTGCTCAGTTGTTCAGGAATATGGTGCAACAGCTCGCCGTCGCCGCAGTAAATGGCGGCATGATTCGGCACCGATGAACCAAAACAGCACAGCAGCACATCGCCCGGCTGCGCCGCTGACAACGGCACCTGATACAGCCCTGTGGCCTCCAGATTATCCAGATAGAGATTCTGACCGTTACGCCACCAGTCATCCTCGCGGTGAAAATCCGGCATCTCAATCCCCGCCAGATGGTAAGCGTCCCGGAACAGCGTGTAACAGTCCGTCACCCCGTGCTCAAAGCGCCGCCCGATGAGATACGGCACACAGCGGAATTTATGAATCTCCCCGCGGCAGACCAGCCACCACGGTAAATCACTCTGCACCTGCAGCCGCCGGTCGGCTTCACTCAGCCAGGGCAGACCACCGGGATGGCTGTGGACCAGCGCCACAATCTCACCCTGCATCTCTGCCTGCAGCCAGTCCTCCGGCGACATCCGGAAATACTCCTCCGGCTCACCGGAGATATTCACGCAGGGAAAATATCTTTCCCCCTCCGGCGTTCTCACCACGAAGCCGCACGACTCCGCTGGCGCACATCGTCGGGCGTGCGCCAGAATCGCTGATTCTGTCTCTGTCATGGGATTTACTGCGAAAGTTTGTTAATGGAAAGGAAGCCGCCAAAGTTGCCGACGTTATTGCGAAACTTACAGCCACTCAGGCATTTGCTGCATTTATCCTTCGTGATATCGGACGTCGGCTGGTCATATTCATCCGCGACAGCCGGACCGTGATAACCGCACTCATCACCGCGATAGATCCAGGTGCAGGTATTAGCCAGCATGATGCGCCCCGGAAAAACAGCACCATCCGTTTCAGTCGGCGTGGACAGTACAAAAGAGGCACTCACCGCGCTCAGTTCGCTGCACTGTTCGATGCGCCAGCGGCTGATCACCTCCTGCTCCGGATCGGCGTCGCTGTTTCCGTTAACGAAGTTCACCGCATCCAGAAAACGGGCGTAAACCTTACGCCGGACCACCGTTCCGCCGACCAGACTCTGCAGGTCTTCCGCCATACCGGTGACCATGCCGTGCAGGTTAGAGACCGTCAGCGTGGGGCGCGTACTGGTGCCTTTGCCATTCAGTTCAAAACCGCTCCCCTGAATGGGATACGGCTGATACTGTCGCCCCTGCCAGGTGACCGGCTCACCTTTTTCGTTCTGCTCATTACAGAAAAAATAACGTTCTCCACCGACCTCTGTCAGATCGATTTCCCAGAGCACCACGCTGGCCGACTGCTCCGCACGGGTGCATTCATTCAGTGTTTCCTGCCGGATATCCTGCATCAGTTCACCACCTGTTCAAACTCTGCGCTGAACTCAACACGCAGCATACTGACCCGCGACGACCATTTTGCGCAGGTCACCTTTATCTGCCGCCACTCATAAGGCGGCGTCCACAGAAAGGATTTCCAGCCCCCGTGCTCAGCCAGAAACGACTCAAGCGCCGTGGCCTCCCAACGGGGAACAGAAAGCGTCACGCTGTACGTTTTCAGGTCGGCATTCAGCCCGGCAGGCGCTCGCTGAGAATAGCCATCACCAAAGCGCACCTTTCTTACGGAAGGGGCCGAAGCCACATCCATACCGGGTTTCACTTTCCAGCGGAAGGTTTTCATCGTCCACCTCCGGAGAACAGACCACCATCGCGCATCTGCCCGGTCACAACATCCATTGCCGCCTTACGGGCTACGTCATAAACCGCCTTCAGCGCCTGTGGCCCTATCTGACCGTTCGTGCCGTCGTTGTTAATCACCACATGGTTATTCTGCTCAAACTTCCCGGACGCCTGCGAGCGGCTGTCCGCCATGCTGCCCGGTGTACCGACATAACCGCCGGTGGCATAGCCGCGCATCAGCCGGTAGAGATTCCCCACGCCAATCCGGCTGGTTGCCTCCTTAGTGAAGACAAATTCACCACGGTGAACAATCCCCGCTGGCTCATATTTGCCGCCGGTTCCCGTAAATCCTCCGGTCGCAAAATGGAATTTCGCCGCAGCTGCCTGAATGGCTGTACCGCCTGACGCTGATGCGCCGCCACCAACAGCCCCGCCAATGGCGCTGCCGATACTCCCGACAATCCCCACCATTGCCTGCTTAAGCAGAATTTCTGTCATCATGGACAGCACGGAGCGGGTGAAGCTGCGCCAGTTCTGTTCACTGCCGGTCAGCATCGCCGCCATATTCTGCGCAATACCATCAAAGGTCTGCGTGGCTGCACTTTTAACCTGCGACATACTGTCCGTGGCGCTCTCTTCCCACTCACTCCAGCCGGACTTGAGGCCTGCCATCCAGCTCCCGCGAAGCTGGTCTTCAGCCGCCCAGGTCTTTTTCTGCTCTGACATGACGTTATTCAGCGCCAGCGAATTATCGCCATACTGTTCCTTCAGGCGCTGTTCTGTGGCTTCCCGCGCTGCCTGCCGGTCAGTAAGCCCCCGGTTTTTCGCCTCAATGGCTGCCCGTTTTGCCCGTTGTTGCTGTGCGAACTTATCCGCCTGCTGCGCCAGCGCATTCAGGTGCTCCTGATACGTGACCTTATCGCCAAGTACAGCCAGCTGGCGTTTGTACTCCAGCGTCTCATCTTTATGCGCCAGCAGGGATTTCTCCTGTGCGGATAGCTGGCGACGTTGTGCCGCCTCCTCCAGTACCGCGAACTGATTTTCCGCCTTCCACAAATCCCGGCGCTGCTGGCTGATTTTCTCATTCGCTCCGGCATGCTTCTCCAGCGTCCGGAGTTCTGCCTGAAGCGTCAGCAGGGCAGCATGAGCACTGTCTTCCTGACGATCGCCCGCAGACACCTTCACGCCGGACTGTTTCGGCTTTTTCAGCGTCGCTTCATAATCCTTTTTCGCCGCCGCCATCAGCGTGTTGTAATCTGCCTGCAGGATTTTCCCGTCTTTCAGTGCCTTGTTCAGTTCTTCCTGACGGGCGGTATATTTCTCCAGCGGTGTCTGCAGCCGTTCGTAAGCCTTCTGCGCCTCTTCGGTATATTTCAGCCGTGACGCTTCGGTATCGCTCTGCTGCTGCGCATTTTTGTCCTGTTGACTCTGCTGTTCAGCCTTCTTTCGGGCGGCTTTAAGCGCAAGACGGGCCTTTTCACGGTCATCCCAGTAACGCGCCCGCGCTTCATCGTTAACAAAATAATCATCCTTGCGCAGATTCCAGATGTCGTCCGCTTTCTTAAACGCAGCCTCTGCCTTAATCAGCATCTCCTGAGCGGTATCAGGACGACCAATATCCAGCACCGCATCCCACATGGATTTGAATGCCCGTGCTGTCCTGTCTGCCCAGGTTTCCAGCGTGCCCATGTTCTCTTTCAGGCGTCGGGTCTGGTCATCAAACCCTTTCGTTGCGGCCTCGTTCGCCGCCTGCAATGCCCCGGCTTCATCGCCGGAACGCTGCAACTGAGCAACATACGCAATCTGCTCCGCCGTCACGTTATGGAACTGGCGCGCCATCGCCGTCAGCCCCGACGTCGGGTCAGTGGTCAGCTTCCCGAAGGCTTCAGCGACCTTGTCCACCTCCACGCCGGATGCAGAAGAGAAACGCGCCACACTCTGGCTGATGGACGCAATCTGAGCCTCACCGCTTACCCCCGCCTTAACCAGTGCGCTGAGTGACTCGCTGGTCTGGTTAAACGTCAGCCCTGCCGCCTGCCCGGCTCTGGACAGGACCAGCATACGATCTGCCGTCAGCCCCGACTGATTGCCGGAAAGGACCAGCGTTTTGTTGAAATCGGACAGGGTTGAGTTGCCCTGATACCAGGCATACGCCAGCGCACCGGTCGCCACCGCCAGCGAGGTGGCCCCGACCATCGGCAGGGTGATCGCACCGGCAAGCCCCCGGAACATGGGGATCATCCCGCCGAAGGAGTCCTTCACCTGACCCCCCTGTTGCAGCAGGATCAGCCACGGACTTTGCCCGCCTGCAAGCTGCGTGGCCACGTCGGTGAACTGTGCAGGCAGCATACGCATGGCGGCTTTATACTGCCCGACGGAAATCCCCGCTTTCTGTGCAGCCAGCGCCTGCCGGTTCATCGACTGTTCAACGACTGCCGCTGTTTTTTTCGCATCACTTTCCGTACCGGAAAAATGACGCCTGACTCTGGCCATCTGCTCGTCAAATCTGGCCGCATCCAGACTTAAATCAACGACCAGATCGCCTACCGGTTCAGCCATACCGGACTCCTCCTGCGATCCCTTCTGATACTGTCATCAGCATTACGTCATCCTCCGTCATGTCCGCTACATCCGGGGAAGCGGGGATAACTTCTTTCCCGTCCGGGCCAAAACGAACGCCTCCGGCAAGCCCTGCCGCTTTCTGCATCAGCACATCATCTTCAGGCTCTTCGTCAGCCTCACGCCGGTTAAGCAGACTGAAATCCAGCGGATGCATATCCGGATCGCTGAAAAACAGGCTGAGCACGGTATATGTCAGCCCGGAAAAGTGCATATCCAGCAGAACATCATGAAAATAATGGGTACTGTAAAAGCGGTGCCAGTCGGCATACTCCGTGGATGACATCCCGGCAAGCATGGCACGCCAGTCGGGTCGCCCCATCTCACGCGCCAGTTTCAGGGCAAAACTCAGCTCACCGTCGAACACTTTCCCGCAGAAACAGGCTCTGCAGGCCCGGCGTCATCTGCCTGTTCAGGAGCATCATTCACCACAAACTCATACATACCGGACAGCCGGTACACCACGTTTTCAGCATGAGAAATTGCCTCCGTGGGCCAGGTGGTAAGCACTTCCTGCTCAATCTGTTTAACGGCTTCATTCATGGAAGGCAGCTTTGTCTTCTGCGGATGGTTATGCCACAGGGACATCGCCACCACAAAAGCGCCGGTTCTGATGGCGTCTTCCACAGTAAACTTCCGGTTGCTGTCTGACTCCGCCTGTTCTGCCTGTCGTTTCATCAGGGCGAGATGCTCAATACGCTGCAGGGCTGACAGTTCAGAAAGCGTGACGGTCACACCGTTATGTTCAAATGATTCGGTTTTCAGGAACATCGCTGACTCTCCGGATTAACTGGCGGTGACGTTGATTTCTGCAACCGCAGCAAGTTCACCATTACCGGATACGACCAGAATGTTGACCTTGCCTGCAGCAACACCGTTCACGGTGATGGTCATACCACTGACCGACACGGTGGCTTTTGTTTTATCCGCAGACACCGCACGGAAGCTCTTGTCGGTTGCGCCTTCCGGCTGGAATGCCACGGTCAGCGTGGTGCTCTGCCCTTTCACCACCGAGGTGCTGGCAGGCGTCACGGTCATGCCGGTTGCCGCTGTTACCGTGCTGCGATCTTCTGCCATCGACGGACGTCCCACATTGGTGACTTTCACCGTGCGGGTGATCACTTCCTTCGCCGTCACCGCCTTACCGATACTGCTGACCCAGCCACGGAACACATCGACCGTGCCGTTCGGGAAGCGGATTTTATAGGCACGGGTATCACCTTCATTAAACCACGCCAGCAGCGCCTGCTGCCCCTGCTCTCCGGGCATCCACGCCAGCGTGAAGCTGGTATCTCCGGCTGACTTCTGCCCCTGTCCGGTCGCGGTCCAGTCCGCATCTTCATCATCGAGATAACTGTCGTCATAGGACTCAGCGGTCAGTTCGCCGGGCGTCAGGTCTTTAACTTTTGCCAGACGCGACCAGTCAACGTCTGAAAGCGGGTTTGCATAAGGGTCGCCGCTCCCGTTATAAACCCACAGGGTGGTTCCGGCACCTTTCACCGGTATTGCTGGATTTGGTACAGGCATATCGTCCTCACATTTCATAGGTAATGACATAAGTCAGATCGGCTGAACTCCACAGGCCCGCATCATCGTCGCGCCGGTAGTCATAGCCACTGGCCACCATACTGGTGATCAAATCTGACAGTGCCGGGATATCGCTCATCACCGGATAAATCCGGGACTCCATCCACGAATCCAGCTCTGAATCCGGCACCTGAGCAGGCAGGAAAACTTCAATATGCAGCTCCGCCTGCCAGGTATCGCTGTCCAGCTCTTCGCCCGTGTATTCAGCGCCGGTGAGATAAACGGCAATTGCCGGAAAATCTTCCTCATCAAAAACAGCGGGGCGACCATCAAAAAGCGTCGCCCCGGTGTCATGCTTCTCCAGTGCATCCAGTACGGCTGCACGGAGTTCAGTATGTTTCATCGCTTTATTACCATTCTCAGTTGATGCTGCAGCGCATAGCCCAGCTCTTTCGGAAGACGTTCACGCCGTATCCGTTCAATATTCTGTTTAAACGCCGTGGTCAGCGGCACCGCCATCGGGATTTTCACCACATCAATGGGGTAACGGTTTTTCCCGGCCACACGCTGCATAACATGCCACCGGCCATTTTTCAGTTGCTGAATAAACGCGCCGGGAATACGACGGTTACCCACCACAAGCACGCTGCCGCCACCTTTCAGGGATGAACGCTGCCCCTTTTTACGACGCCTGCGGCGGGACAGGACAACCCGCGCATTACCCAGCCTGATTACGGGCAAATCCCCCCGGTTAACTTTGATTCTGGCCTGCGGATTTTTGACCGTGGCCCTTTTCAGCCTGGCCCTTTCCTTTACCAGTTTCCGGCGTACCTTTGTCTCACGGGCAACCTGTGACGCAGACTGCGATATCGCGGATGAAGCAACGCGGTTAATGGCCATTGCGGCGGCACCAGGCACCGCCGTTTTGCTGATACGGCTGAGGTTTTCAACGGCCTGCTCAAGACCTTTTATGGCCATACATCCCCCTTTCAGCGGCGACGGTTAACGGCAGGCGGTACGCCCCGTCCAAGCCAGAGATGACAACTTCCGCCATCATCCGGCGAAACCCGATCTACTCAGAAATTTTCCTCACCGATGGTCAGCGTGTCTCCACGCCGCAGCTGCCGCACCTCATCAGTCCGGACAAACAGGGACGGGCTGGAGCCTTCAACGCGCACGCCCTGTCCGGCATAGCTGATATTTTCAGGGTCATCAAAAACACCACGTATTACTGCGCCGGACTGCTCACCGGATGTCATGGTGGCTGACGTTCCCATGTACCCGCGTATCGTTTCATCGGCGCGGGCAATGGCAGCATCGAACAGGTTATCGAAATCAGCCACAGCGCCTCCCGTTATTGCATTCTGGCCAGGCCGCGCTCTGTCATTTCGGCTGCCACACCGGCAGAGACACGAAACGCCGTTCCCGGCAGCACAAATGCCACAGCCTCATCCCGCGTGGCGTGAAGTGCATCAGTATGCAGCGTCACCAGTGCCACAACCGTGACCAGATCAGCCGTATCAGTCACGGTATCCGGCTGCGCTGATACAACCTCATTTTCATGTCCGGTCAGCACATTTTCCGGGCTGAGAGGGGTATCCTGACCGGCAGTGTCGCCCGTGTCATCAAGCTCTTCTTCCAGCTCTGCCACACGGAGCGCCAGTTCTTCTTTCGTCCCCGTCAGGCTGACATCACGGTTCAGTTGTTCACCCAGCGACCGGAGACGGGCAATCAGTTCATCTTTCGTCATGGACTCCTCCACAGAGAGAAAATGGCCCCGAAGGGCCATGATTACGCCAGTTGTACGGACACGAACTCATCAGGGTCAGCCAGCAGCATCAGCGGTGCTGACTGAATCATGGTGAACTCACGCGCCGGGTCGCCGGTGGTCACCCAGTTTTTCGGGTAACGGGCAGAGGCGTTAATGCCTTCGCGCTGTGCGTCCGCATCCTGAATGCAACCATAGGTGCGCAGACCGCGTGCCTGAGTGTTCCCCAGCACCATCGTGTTGTCCGGCAGGAAGTTCTTTTTGACGCCGTTTTCCACGTACTGTCCGGAATACACGACGATGGCCACATCGCCATACATTCCCTTATAAGACACCGCTTTGCCCAGGTCTTTTACCGCTGTCTCCAGCTCGGAATGAGAGCCGCGACGGGTATCCAGCTTCTCCCTGACGGCCTTGAAGGAACGGAACAGCGCCCAGCCTTTCGGATCAAACACGATGATATTCACCACACCGCTGGCGTTCAGCGCGTAGGCTTCGATATCGTCGGTCGGGTCATACGTGGACTTGTCACGCTTGCTCCACTCCGTGCCGCCGGACTGCGTGATGTTATTCGCCGCACTGCGGCCCATATCCACCTCAACCGGATCGAAGGCTTCACCGGTCATGGTGTATTTGCCCTTAAGCACGGCAGAAACTGCCTGCATCTCTTCGACCTGGGCAATCGCCAGATTTTCATCCAGCATATTCTGCCGAATAATACGGCGACGACGGTAAGCCGGGTCAGCCAGGTTCTGCGGATCTTCATCCGGCAGGCGACGCAGGGTCATCTGCGGATTCACCTCATGCTTCGGCTTGACATAACCCGGCGTAAATTCAGAGGTGGAGCCGCCACGGGATCGGATAACCTCACCGGAAACAATCGGCGAAACGTACAGCGCCATGTTTACCAGTCCCGGAATTTGTGAGAGATAGACTTTTTCCGTGGTGAAAGGATAGGTTTCACGGAAAAAGAGACGCAGAAACAGCGGATCGAACTTAAAGTGATGCTGGGTCGATGCCAGTAATTCTGCAGTTGTATATACAGACATAAATTATTTCCATAAAAAAAGCCGCACAGGCGGCCTTTGTTGATGAAGGGGAAGATTAAACGATGCTGATTGCCGTTCCGGCAAACGCGGTCCGTTTTTTAGTCTCGTCGCTGGCAGCCTCCGGCCAGAGCACATCCTCATAACGGAACGAGCCGGACTTGTAGAACGTCAGTGTGGTGCTGGTCTGGTCAGCAGCAACCGCCAGAATGCCAACGGCTGCACCGTCGGTGGTGCCATCCCACACAACCAGCTTACGGGTAGTGCCATCCAGCATCAGCGGGGTCATTGCAGGCGTTTTCGCACTCAATCCGCCAGGCGCAATTGCTGTATGAGCCGGATCACTGTTACCCAGCGGCTGGTAATGGTTAAACTCTTCTTTTGACGCCATAACTGCCTCTTATACCGGTAAAGCTTCAGGTGTATTAAGTAATTCTTTATTGGTATCAGATGCCAGGTTACCTGCAGCCAGCGGTGCCGGTGCACCCTGCATCAGACGATCCAGCGCAGTGTCACTGCGCGCCTGTGCACTCTGTGGTGCTGCGGCCAGAATGCGGCGGGCCGTTTCCACGGTCATTCCGGGGGTTTCTGCCAGAACGCGCGCCTGTTCTTCGCGTCCGTGAGCCTCCTCACAGTTGAGGATCCCCATAATGCGGCTGTTTTCTGCCGCAACCGCTGCGGTGATCTGCGCGTTCACGTCCGGCTGCGCCGCGCTGGCGTTTTCGCCCTCCGTAGCTGGCACCACGTCAGTAACGTCAGCCTGCGAAGCGGTGGCTGAAACAGTTGTTGATTGAGTCTCTTTGGTCATTCGCCCTCCTGAGAGACGGGATTTACGTGCATCCAGTGCATCACGCATAACGGTGATCGCATCGGTGCTGTTGACAAGTTCATCAGCCAGTCCGGCATCAATGGCCTCCTGACCGCTGTACACTGCAGCCTCTGTATCCAGCACAGCCTGCACAGACAGGCCGGTATATGCCGACACCTTCTGCGCAAACATCCGGCGGGTTGCATCCATCCGGGACTGCAGTGTCTCCCGGACGTCATCCGGAAGATGGCTGTAGGGGTTGCCATCCACCTTATGGCTGCCGCTGTAAATCAGCGTGATTTCCACACCCTGTTTCTCCAGCGCAGCACCGTAATTACTGTGAGCCATCATGACGCCGATGGAGCCTGTCCGGGCGGTCTGCGTGACCAGACGCCGGGAGGCGGCACTGGCAAGCAGCTGACCTGCACTGCAGTTCATATCGTTGGCCAGCGCCCATACCGGTTTTATGTCACGCACACGGGCAATGATGTCAGCGCAGTCAAATGCTCCCGCCACCATTCCGCCTGGCGTGTCCATATCGAGCAGAATGCCGTCCACCATCGGGTCGCTGGCAGCCTGTTGCAGACGGGCGATAATGCCGTTGTAACCGGTCATCCCCGAATACGGCTGCAGCGCCCGCGTCCGGCTGACCAGCGTGCCGGACACCGGCAGCACGGCGATGCCGTTCATGACCTGATAACTGCGGGCCTGTCGTGGTCCGTCATCATCACCGGATAATGCCAGCGTCGCGAGTGCCTCCTGGGCAGTCAGGCTGTCGCCGGACACCGCATCCGTCAGGCGGCTGATCCCAAGCTGGCCTGCAAGCGCACAAAAGAAAACCCGCGCATAAGCGGGTTCAAGCATCAGCGGCTCATTAAAGGCCATACTGGCAATATGCGGGAGATTACGCAGCTCTGCTGTCACTCTTCTCCTCCTCTGTTGATTGTCGCAGCCCGGATTCAAATGCTGCAGCCGCCCAGGCGGGCGGTTTAAGACCAGCCGCGCGGCGCTCCATCGTTTCACGGACCTGCTGGGCAAAAATTTCCTGATAGTCGTCACCGCGTTTCGCGCACTCTTTCTCGTAGGTGCTCAGTCCGGCTTCTATCAGCATCACCGCTTCCTGAACTTCTTTCAGAGCATCGATGGCCATACGACCGGAGCCTATCCAGTCACAGTTCCCCCAGGCACTTCGGGCTTCCTGAAAACTGAAGCGCGCTTTTGAAGGTAACGTCACCACGCGGCGAACGATGGCCTCTTCCAGCCAGCACAGAAACATCTGGCTCGCCTGACGGGATGCGACGAATTTTCGCCGTCCCATAAAGTGCGCCCACGACTCGTTCGCGCTGGCCCGTGCCGTGGAGTAGCTCATCTGGGCGTAATTCCGGGAAAGCTGCTCATATGAGACACCCAGGCCGGCAGCGATATACCGCAGCAGTGACTGCTCAAACACGGAGTAGCCGTTATCCGTGTCCTGAGCCGTCTGCAGGTTCAGTGAGTCACCCGGCATCAGGTGCGGCACTTTTGCGCCTCCCAGCCGGACCGGTGCTGCGGCGTAATACGCGGCAATTTCACCAATCCAGCCGGTCAGCCTTTCCCGCTGCTCCTGACTGTTCGCGCCCAGAATAAAATCCATCGCTGACTGCGTATCCAGCTCACTTTCAATGGTGGCGGCATACATCGCCTTCACAATGGCGCTCTGCAGCTGCGTGTTCTGCAGCGTGTCGAGCATCTTCATCTGCTCCATCACGCTGTAAAACACATTTGCACCGCGAGTCTGCCCGTCCTCCACGGGTTCAAAAACGTGAATGAACGAGGCGCGCCCGCCGGGTAACTCACGGGGTATCCATGTCCATTTCTGCGGCATCCAGCCAGGATAGCCGTCCTCGCTGACGTAATATCCCAGCGCCGCACCGCTGTCATTAATCTGCACACCGGCACGGCAGTTCCGGCTGTCGCCGGTATTGTTCGGGTTGCTGATGCGCTTCGGGCTGACCATCCGGAACTGTGTCCGGAAAAGCCGCGATGAACTGGTATCCCAGGTGGCCTGAACGAACAGTTCACCGTTAAAGGCGTGCATGGCCACACCTTCCCGAATCATCATGGTAAACGTGCGTTTTCGCTCAACGTCAATGCAGCAGCAGTCATCCTCGGCAAACTCTTTCCATGCCGCTTCAACCTCGCGGGAAAAGGCACGGGCTTCTTCCTCCCCGATGCCCAGATAGCGCCAGCTTGGGCGATGACTGAGCCGGAAAAAAGATCCGACGATATGATCCTGATGCAGCTGGATGGCGTTGGCGGCATAGCCGTTATTGCGTACCAGATCGTCTGCGCGGGCATTGCCACGGGTAAAGTTGGGCAACAGGGCTGCATCCACACTTTCACTCGGTGGGTTCCACGCCCGCAACTGCCCTCCAAATCCGCTGCCACCGCCGTGATAACCGGCATATTCGCGCAGCGATGTCATGCCGTCCGGCCCCAGAAGAGTGGGAATGGTGGGCGTTTTCATACATAAAATCCTGCAGGTCCCCTGCGTCGCTGTGTCATGCCGGTCTGCACTTCCAGCTCCGCAATGTATTTTTTCAGGTCAGACACGGAAGTGGCCGTAAACTCCACTCTCCGTCCGTCTTTCTGTACCGTTGCCACCCGTTTTCCTGTCATCAGGTCATGCAGTGCCGCACGGGCAGCGGCAAGTTCTTCCTGTCGCGTCATTCATCCTCTCCGGATAAGGCACGGGCGTAATCTGCCAGTGTTTTCTTGTTGGTTGCTGCACCATCCTCTTCCTGCAGGCTCGCCAGCAGCGCACTGAGATCCAGCTGCCAGCGGGAAATACTGATGCGCAGCGCCGCCAGCGCATAAACGAAGCAGTCGAGTGCCTCATTGCGTCGCTTTTTGCTGTCCCACAGTATTTTTTTCCTGCCATCCACCCATTTTTCGACCTGCTCTTCAGCAGTCAGCTGCTGCGCTTCGGTCAGATCAAAAATATCCGGGTTATTCGGGAAGTGAACGGCACCGGGAAGCGGTTCATCCCCTTCCGGCATCAGTGTGAAGCGGTTATAAATCTGCTCTTTCGCGGTATCCGTACCAATTTCGGTAAGGTAAACCCCGTTTTTGTTTCGCTTACGTGGCATGCTGGCCACCGGCTTTCCGTAGACGGATGCCCCTTTAATGGGGATCACCCGGAACAGCCCATGTTTTTTCGAGCGTTCATACACAATGGTCGGGTCAATCCCGCCAGTATCCCAGCAGATACGGGATACCGACATTTCTGCACCATTCCGGCGGGTATAGGTTTTATTGATGGCCTCATCCACACGCAGCAGCGTCTGTTCATCGTCGTGGCGGCCCATAATAATCTGCCGGTCAATCAGCCAGCTTTCCTCACCCGGCCCCCATCCCCATACGCGCATTTCGTAGCGATCCAGCTGGGAATCGATACCGGCAGTCAGGTAAGCCACACGGTCAGGAACGGGCGCTGAATAATGCTCTTTCCGCTCTGCCATCACTTCAGCATCCGGACGTTCGCCGATTTTCGCTTCCCACGTCTCACCGAGCGTGGTGTTCACGAAGGTTTTACGTTTTCCCGTATCCCCTTTCGTTTTCATCCAGTCTTTGACAATCTGCACCCAGGTGGTGAACGGGCTGTACGCCGTCCAGATGTGAAAGGTCACACTGTCCGGCGGCTCAATCTCTTCACCGGATGACGAAAACCAGAGAATGCCATCACGGGTCCAGATCCCGGTCTTTTCGCAGATATAACGGGCATCAGTAAAGTCCAGCTCCTGCTGGCGGATGACGCAGGCATTATGCTCGCAGAGATAAAACACGCTGGAGGGATCATCCGGCGTCCATTTGAGGCCAAACGGCGTCTCTTTATCGCCAAATTTAAGGTACTGCTCCTCCCCGCAGTGCGGGCAGGCAACATGAAAACGCATAAAATGCGGGGATTCACTGGCTGCACGCTCAATCTGGCAGGTGCCTCTCACTTTGGGCGTGGAGCCACGGATGGACTTTGGCCAGACCGAGCCTTCAATACGCTTGTCACCCAGGAACGTCGGAGAGCCTTCCTGTTCAATATCATCATCAAAAGCAGCAAGTTCATCATAACCCGCCACATCCACCGACTTTTCACGGTAGTTTTTTGCCGCTTTACCGCCCAGGCACCAGAAGCCACGCCCATTGGTGAAACGCTTCATGGTGAGCGTGTTATCCCGGTGCTTTTTGCCATACCACGGGGCCAGCGCCAGCAGCGACGGAATATCGCGGATGGTCGGCTCAACGTGGGTTTTCATAAAGTTCTCGGCATCACCATCCGTCGGCAACCAGATAAGGGTGTTGCGCTGCTTATGCTCTATGAAGTAGGCATAAACACCCAGCAGCATTTTGGAATAACCAACACGGGCAGACTTCACCACATTCACCTCACGGATGTAGTCGCTGCCCATCGCATTCATGATGGCCCGCTGAAAGGGCAGTGTTTCCCAGCGCCCTTCCTGGTATGCGGATTCTTTCGGGAGATAGTAATTGGCATCCGCCCATTCAACGGCGGTCTGTGGCTCCGGCCTGAACAGTGAGCGAAGCCCGGCGCGGACAAAATGCCGCAGCCTGTTAACCTGACTGTTCGATATATTCACTCAGCAACCCCGGTATCAGTTCATCCAGCGCGGCTGCTTTGTTCATGGCTTTGATGATATCCCGTTTCAGGAAATCAACATGTCGGTTTTCCAGTTCAGGAAAACGCCGCTGCACCGACAGGGGGATCCCGTCGAGAATACTGGCAATTTCACCTGCGATCCGCGACAGCACGAAAGTACAGAATGCGGTTTCCACCACCTCAGCGGAGTCTCTGGCATTTTTCAGCTCCTGTGCGTCGGCCTGCGCACGCGTAAGTCGATGACGTTCGTACTCAATAGTCCCTGGCTGGAGATCTGTCTCGCTGGCCTGCCGCAGTTCTTCAACTTCCCGGCGCAGCTTTTCGTTCTCAATTTCAGCATCCCTTTCGGCATACCATTTTATGGCGGCGGCAGAGTCATAAAGCACCTCATTACCCTTGCCCCCCCCCCGCAGAACGGGCATTCCCTGCTCCTGCCAGTTCTGAATGGTACGGATACTCGCGCCGAAAATGTCAGCCAGCTGCTTTTTGTTGACTTCCATTGTTCATTCCACGGACAAAAACAGAGAAAGGAAACGACAGAGGCCCAAAAGTTCGTTTTCAGCACCTGTCGTTTCCTTTCTTTTCAGGGGGTATTTTAAATAAAAACATTAAGTTACGACGAAGAAGAACGGAAACGCCTTAAACCGGAAAATTTTCATAAATAGCGAAAACCCGCGAGGTCGCCGCCCCGTAACCTGTCGGATCGCCGGAAAGGACCCGCAAAATGATAATAATTATCATCTACATGTCACAACGTGCATCTACGCCATCAAACCACGTCAAATAATCAATTATGACGCAGGTATCGTATTAATTGATCTGCATCAACTTAACGTAAAAACAACTTCAGACAATACAAATCAGCGACACTGAATACAGGGCAACCTCATGTCAACGAAGAACAGAACCCGCAGAACAACAACCCGCAACATCCGCTTTCCTAACCAAATGATTGAACAAATTAACATCGCTCTTGTTCAAAAAGGGTCCGGGAATTTCTCAGCCTGGGTCATTGAAGCCTGCCGCCGGAGACTGTGCTCAGAAAAAAGAGTTTCGCCTGAAGCAAACAAAGAAAAGAGTGACATTACTGAATTGCTCAGAAAACAGGTCAGACCAGATTGAAGCAATTTAGATAATCGTGCAGACTACGCCCCATCATATCACATGGAAGGTACTACAATGGCTCAGGTTGCCATTTTTAAACAAATATTCGATAAAGTGCGAAATAATTTAAACTATCACTGGTTTTATTCTGAACTAAAACGTCACAATGTCTCACATTACATTTACTATTTAGCCACAGAGAATATTCATCTTGTTCTTGAAAACGATAATACGGTTTTAATAAAAGGACAGGGTAAGGTTGTAAATGTAAGATTTTCAAAAAATAAATGCCTTATAGAAGCCACCTTAAAAGGATTCAAATCAGGAGAGTTATCATTTTACGAATACAGGAAAAATCTTGCTACAGCAGGGGTTTTCAGATGGATTACAAATATCCACGAAAACAAAAGGTATTACTATACCTTTGATAATTCATTACTATTTACTGAGAACATTCAGAACACTACACAAATATTTCCGCACTAAATCATAACGTCCGGTTTCTTCCGCGCCAGAACCGGACTCGCTGGCATGATGAAATATGTGTACCCGGTAACCCCGGTGTGCATCGTTTTTGATTATTCCCGCACACTCACGCAGAAGGAATTCCCCGTCGGGCTACGGTCTCTGTTAATACGGGAATACGGCGACGATACAGCGCATGATGTGTCAGGCTTGAATACCTTTATCCTTTAAAAGGGATATCAGTTAAGTTATCCCGTGTAGGGTATAAGCCATTATCAAAGCCACTCTGTAGGGAATGGCTTTTGTGATGGCATCACTTACTCTTTACGCTGCTATCCCACTCATCCCGGAATTTTGATGGGTTATTGAAACCTTCTGCTGACATAACAACTCCTTCAATGTTTGGCTGAAATTAGGATGTCTTTCCATCAGTCCGCCACCACAAAGAATCTTTTTTGCCATAAGGCAGGAGGTTCATCTTTCAGTGGCTGCCGGTGTTATTTCCCCACTTACTGGCTTGGGTTGTTTCGTGGTACTGCCGTTAACTGGTGGCCCAGAATAAATTCCGGTTTCATTATCAAGCCCACCCGTAAATGGGCTTTGTAATGGCTACTTCACTTTTGCTTTTGCTTTTGCTTTTGCTTTTGCTTCCGCTCGCTTACGCCGGCGCTCTTCTTTCCTCTCGGCTTTTGCCATGTCCATGAATGCCTGCATGATCGAGTTCCGCATCATGTAGCTAACAAAGTGATGATTGACACAGCCGTTGAGGCGCAGCTGCTCGCCAAACTCATCCACCGAGGCCAATGCTTCCATCATGCCCTTCTCGCCTTTCATGAACTCTGAGAAGTCGCGCCCCGCTCTGGAGGCGCATTCAATAACCCGATCACTCATCCCGGAAGCCCGGGGATCGTAATCTGCAGCTGGTTAGCCAGGGAGTTAATCTCAGCGACCAACACTGGCTTCGTATAGCGCCATGCTGCCAGCCCTTGTCCGCAGAAGCTCGCCATGTCTTTCTTCTGGTCAAACTCATGACATTTCATGTTGAGCTGCGCACTTAAGCTGTTGCGATGCTGAAGTTCTCCGGTGAAGTAGTCATCGAGGACTTTATAGGCCGCGTACTTGAACCCGGGGTTTAACCAAGCCGCATAATCGTAAGCAACAAACTTCCCGCCATATGTTCCACCGTGTACACCGCGCTCAGTAAAAACCACAGATTCGTGGTTTTTCTCCAGCTCGGCTAAGAACTCTTTGGTCTGCTTGTTTCGCAGGTAGTGGTAAGGCGATTCAGATTCACTTTTACCACTGGCTTTCCACATATCAGTGAGGCAGATCATGCCATCTTCACCGATACGAATTGGTTGATTGAAGAGGGTTAATGATTTCATAGCGTGTACCTACTCTTTGAAATGAACCTTTGCCGCACAGGAAACCAGCCCACCGAGGCTCGCCAGCACTAACTGGTATCCTCAAAGGCCCATTCCAAAGGGGCAGGTTCGGTGTAAAAAACATGCGTTGCGGTACGCATTTATTGCAAAAAGCCCCGCATCGCGAGGCTCATTAAATGGACTTTGTGATTTGCAAAAAAATTATTTCAGGCATTGCGTCCTGATGTATTCCTGCAGGTAGTTAACCTGCGCGGTTATCTTGTCGATTCCACTTCGGAGACGGTAATAATTGAGTTCAGCATCTGCTGTAAGTCCTGGGCTTTCTCCATCGCCCATGCCGCTGGCTCCGGTCGTTGACTTTGCACAGGTGGCGGCGACTTGCAGGCGCTTACGCCCAGCAGAAACATCAGCACGGAGACTTTCGATAGTCGCGTTAGCATCAGCAAGCTCCTTTGTGTATCTTGCGTCGAGTTCTGCTACATCACGTTGACGCTTCCGCATGTCAGCGATGGTGGCGTTCGCCTTCTCCAGTTCACTGGCCTTGTTATCGCGCTGCTCTTTGTAGGCGATTGCGTTATCACGGTAATGATTAACAGCCAATGACAGGCAGACGATGATGCAGATAACCAGAGCGGAGATAATCGCGGTTACTCTGTTCATTGCTGACCCCACAAACAGATTTCACGCTCAATCTCACGACGAGTCATGAGACCTTTCCATTGCTTACCGCCAGCATATGTCCAGCGACGTAGCTGATCACATGCGCCTTTGATATCGCCCTGGTTTATTTTGCGAAGAAGCGTCGATGTTCTGAAATTGCCAGCGCCCACGTTGTAAACGAACGAGTAAAGAGCGCCGCGCATTGTTTCCGGTATATCAACTTTTATGTACGGGTTAATTTGTCTGGCGACCGTGGCAAGGTCTTTATTCAGGAGGGCTTTGCATTCTGCTTTGGTATACGTTTTACCGAGCATGATGTCTTTTCCTGTATGCCCGTGACATACAGTCCATACACCAACAATATCTTTGTATGGTATGTAGCTGACACCTTCCAGACCATCGTTACCACTTGGGCCAGTGATTAACACTGATGCTATAGCAATTGCTCCGCCACCAATAGCAGCAGCAACGGCTTTTCGTAATGATGGAGGCATTATTCACCTCTCGCAGCCTTGCGCTTATCTTCTTTAATCTTGAAATAAAGGTTTGTCAGGTACGTCAGCAGGCCAAATACCAGGCTACCCAGCACACCTATTGCTGCCCACTGTGAGGGCGTGACTTTATCGAGCAACTGTAAAAACCAGTAGCCAGCACTGCCTGCGGAGGTGCCGTAGGCAATGCCCGTTGTTAACTTATCCATGGATTTCATAGCCTCACCTCCGCAAATAACGGATGGTGTACACGGTTCGGAACGAAGAGGAAAGGTATAGAAGTTACATTAGCGTAAGGCTTGAACATCTATTCAAAAAGAAAAACGCCAGCGATTATTCTGGCGTAGCTGAAAGCATCATACAATTATCAAATACGAAAATTACAAAATCATTAAAACGCATCACGTTACATCATGTCTTTTTCTAAAAAAAATCTTGATGAATATTGATGGGGAGGAACACCAAAATATCTTCTGAAAACACTTACAAAATATGACGTGTTTTCATAACCGCATATCTCAGCAACTTTTCCAACAGAATATAAATTGTAGCTTAATAACCTTTCCGCCATCACCATTCGCTCTTCAAGAATTAATTTACTAAATGATAAGCCTTCGTGCTTTAATTTTCTTTTTAACAGACTTTCACTCAGATACAGTCTTGAAGATATATCACAAAGTCTCCATGTTGCAGATATATCCGTGTGAATAATAGCCTTAACTTTACTTCCTAAACTATTAAGACATCCAAATAAAAAACTTTGCACTATTTTCTCTGAAGATAAGATAGCAAGACATGCAAGTGATATTTGATTTCTAACAAAATCCACAGTTCTGCCATCACAATTCAAGCATGCAATCAAGTTCTTTAACAATGAAAAATCTTCACATTCCACCATCAAGTATGCCGGATAAAACCTTCTTACAGAAAAAGGTGAGAGTGTGTTGCTTTTAAAGAAATCATTAACTGTTTTCTCTTCAACATCTACGATCATTACATGATCTATATTTGATGAAAAAAAATCTTTTAAATTGTAATCAATGAGAACAGCACTTCCTTTTTTAAACAAAATATCTTCTTTACCAATTCGGACATCAAACGAGTTCAACACCAAAATGATAGAACATATGTATGGCATATTATCCACCTGATATCATTGGGGTTACACCAGGTAAGTATAGGTGGAAAATCAATATTCGCCAGTTCAACAATAAGGAAAATCTCATTGCATCACAAGTATAAAATTATGTATTTAACTCACAAAGACAAATTATTAAACCAATCTGTTATATTATATATAGCTGCGTGGAATCATAATATCATATATTTTGACTGGCATGTTTACCAAATTTAAGTTGCATCTCAATGGTTTCTTCAGCGTAAACAGAGTTTTTATACAAACTGACACTCTGGGTATCATAGTGTAGTTTTTACGATTGTAAATATCCTGTATGCAGGAACTCATCCTTTTGGATGATATCGCATACAATTAATTTACCATCAGTCTTAGAGCCAGTTCGTCCGGATAGGGATCGAAGTAATTCTGTGTAAGCAAGTAATCATTAGGATACTCACCCAGATAATGCTTCAGCAGAGTCAACGGCGCAAGAAGAGGTAATGTGCCAGAACGATAGTTAAGTATAACCTCGCTCAACTCTTTACGCTGGCGTGTACTTAAGTAGTTACTAAAATACCCCTGTATATGCATCAGCACATTCGTGTGATTTTTACGTGATGCAGGTTTTCTGAGAATCGCCATCAGCTTATCACGATACACCTCAAAGTATGATTCAAGATCCGCCCACTCGTGTATTGCAGCCACAAATGGTCCCATATCTTTATAGCCTGTCTGACTATGCGCCAACAACTGAAGCTTATAACGACTATGAAAAGCCAATAACTCTCTTCTTGATAATTTCTCCTTGTAAAGGTGATTGAGCTCATGCAAAGCAAAAACTCTTTCAACAAAATTCTCACGAAGCACTGGATCATGTAATCGCCCATCCTCTTCAACCGGTAGCCAGGAAAACTTTTCCATCAAAGTGCTCGTAAATAGTCCCACTCCATCTTTACGACCTCGATTACCATTTTCATCATAGACACGCACGCGCTCCATGCCACAGCTGGGAGATTTAGCACAAACCACAAACCCCGATACATCCTTTAATTTGTCCATATAAGAACGACTAAACTCTGTCATTCTCTCTGTCACATCCTCATTCTGGTCGTGGCTGAAACACATCCGTATATTTCCTTGCGTCGAGCGCACAAGACGTAGAGCAGGACGCGGAACTGGCAGCCCTATAGCCATTTCCGGACATACTGGTCTGAATGTTACCCATTCCACTAATTTGTCCATTAAAAAGTCAGCTCTTTTGTGACCACCATCAAAACGAACAGCAGAACCGGCCAAACAACCGCTGATTCCAATCACAGGTTTTTTTATCATATCCTCCCCCTTGACTAATTCATTAACACATAAACTGTGTAGTGCACGGAATAAATTGCCTTTCTGGCGTCATCACTGACAATTTTTCTGTTATGGACTATTCCTAATATAGTATGAAAGTTCTTTAAGTGATCGGTCGTAATCATCTATCTTTCATACTTACTCTCAACTATCAAAAGTACAGGATTTATTATGAAGTTATGGCCTGTGTTGACTGGCATTGCGCTCTCTTTCACTCTTATAGCATGTAAGACCCCGACACCACCTAAAGGTGTGCAGCCGATTACAAATTTTGACGCCAACCGCTACCTCGGAAAATGGTATGAAATAGCTCGCCTCGAGAACCGGTTCGAACGTGGTCTGGAACAGGTCAGCGCTACTTATGGAAAACGGAACGACGGAGGGATTCGTGTACTTAACCGTGGATACGATCCAACGAAAAATAAATGGAGCGAGAGCGAAGGTAAAGCATACTTTACTGGAGATACTAAAACTGCAGCGTTGAAGGTTTCGTTTTTTGGCCCCTTCTATGGTGGCTATAATGTAATCAAACTGGATGATGAGTATAAGTATGCTCTTGTCAGTGGTCCGAACAGAGAATACCTATGGATTCTGGCAAGGACCTCAACTATTCCAGATAAAGTAAAAGCAGACTATGTGCGAACCGCTCAAAAGTTGGGATTCAATGTCAATGAATTATTATGGGTTAAACAATAAAATCCCTACCCGAAATGATACTTATTAGAAAAAAACCAGCCTTTGGGGAGGCTGGCTAAATCAGGAAACAAGCTGTTATATGATAATAACTACGTTGCGATTCCAACATTTAAAATGTTAGACTAATGACAATCAGACAGCAACTTTTCCTTTAATTATTTCGAACAATCAGCATCCATCTCCAATCGGAGATCCAACACCATCAGCATACCCTCCACTACGCCCTCAGCTTTCTGGAGCATCCTGCCAACCCAACAATCAGATCGCCCATGCTTACGTGCAAGCGCCATAAAAGTCATGCCGCCGACATAATAGTCCACCAATAAATCATGCAAATCGCTGTTGTTCTTTTTCAGACGGGCCATGCACCCGCAAATGATCATCGCGTCATCGTCACAACATTGTGGGCGAGATTTTACTTTTGAAGGAATTAATCCCTTAAAACCGGCGGCAATGGACGACCAGGTCACATCTTCATGATTATTAGCCGCCCACGCTCCCCAACGCTCAAGAACCATCTGAATATCACGCATCAACTTACTCCACAAAAATCAGACCAGAACGCCAATTACAAGCAAAAATCAACAAAACAGTATTAGTTGATTGTTATCTCTGACTTCATACTCCTGCTCCTGTCAGGGTTTTGGCGTAATTCTTCAGTATTCGGTAATCGGTCAAAACAGAACCGGGGAAACGATATAAGCGCAGACGCCCCCAGCGGTGGCGAAGAAGTTCTGCCATATAAAACTCAAACATCATTCATTCCCCATTTCGGTGATGGTCAGTTCCAGCCTCCCACCTTTGGTAACAGGCATCTTCACAACGCGGTAATCAACGACCTGAGCATCATCCAGCCAGAAACCTGCTTTGGTGAGTGCGTCAAAAGCGGCTTTTTGCAGATTATCCAGGTCACGGCGACGGCGATCCGGCATGTGGCACTCAATACGGATTTTCACTGGCATAGCCAGGCCGATATCCAGCATTGCGTTTTTAATGATTCGGGTGACGTTATCGCGGTATGCCTGCCCTTCTGCGCTGATGTGTGTGCGCCCGCGATTATGGCGGTAGTAGCGGTTATTGCTCGGCGGCCAGGGTAGTGTGATGTGGTAAGTATTCACGCCTTAATTACCCCCTCTTTCAGCCAGATAACCTGCGTTCTCGCCATACCTTCCAGCGCGCATTCTTTTGCATATCCAGCGTTAACAAAATTCGTGCGACGGTCGATCTCATCGTGACAGGCAGAACATGCAATGGTGGCAATCAGGTCTGGCGGTTTAATACCGGTGCCGCACAATCCAGCCAGCCGGATATGTGCCAGTACAGACGTTTCAGGGTTGCCATTACATACGCCAGGGATTCTTACCTGGCATTCCCGACCACGCGCTGCTTTTCTCAAATCAGCCATGATTCCTCCTTGCTGCCAGTCGCAACCATTTTTTATCAACCAGGCTGGCGGTATATCCGAGCAGTGTTGGTATTTCGGAAGGCTTCAGCTCAGGTTTACGCTTACGACGATTTGGTACTCTGTAGATGTGTCCGTTCATGACACGAATAAGCGGTGTAGCCATTACGCCTCCTGCTTGTCGCGGAGCTGCTGGAACTCGCAGCTCTGCGGAATAGTCAGGTGGCAGCCAATATTCATCGCCCAGGCTTCAACCTTACACAGGAAGACATACATCTCTCCGGTATCAAGATCGGAGGTATGGCGTAACGACTGGATAGTGGTGATATCACCGGTTACGACATCAACCAGGTCTTTGGTTTCATAACCGAGATATGTGTGTTTGAGAGCATCTTTTACCCAAGCTGGAGTGGCGAACGTTTTACCCTTGCTGATGAGGTATTCACTGATTTCGCTGTACCACATGTGGCTGAGTGCATTCTGGGAAAGACTGCGTCTCTCGCGCCACGGTTTAAGCACCATGCGAAAGCATTTGCCGTCCTCCAGATAAGGCTGGATCTGCCGACCAATAGCGGTGAAGTTACCGCGATGCAGTTTGATGCCATCTTGTGGGAAGTTCACGCTTCACCTCCGCAGAGATCAAACGCTGGATGCAAAAAAACGCAGGTGCATTTCTGCATCTGTGGCAAGGCGAGGAGTTCAACTTGTGGTCGCATATAATTTCCCAATCATATGCGCAGAAGTCACCGCAGGGTGTTCAGGCCAACGGTGACGGTATTATTGCTTATTGATTATGATTTTTCAATTTCATCAATAACCTTGTGATAGACAATACCAGAAAGGCCAACAGACAGTGGATGTTCATGAAATATTGGCTCATTTGCATAAACCCAATGCCCGACAAATTCTTCTGGGCTTGATATGTATAACTCACGAAGAAAATGGAGATCCCTCTCTACAACTAATTTCGTATCGTCCAAGAGCGCTGCATTTACGCTAGTTTTATGGCTGTGCATTAATTTACATTTGGTGAAGGACATCATGGCAAAAGCTCCTTTTTCTTATGAATCCATATGTTAGCTAAATTGGAGAGACACAGTAGCTAACGTTGTTTAATAACATTCTGACGCAAATGTGGCAATACTCGACTCCACTTATCATCCTGCCACGGCTGGAATTTTACATGTGCCGTTTCTCTGGCGAGGATTGCTCGCGCTCTGGTGAGTATCTGGGGATATTCTTGCTCGATGGAAGTGAAGCGACCAGCTTCACGATGCTCCGCAACCTGAAGAAGAGGAGTAACGTTCTGGCAGGCGGTTAACATCGCATCCCCAGCTCGCCATAACCAAGCAAGTGTGCAAAGTTCGTTATCAGTGAATTGTTTTGTGATCGGGGATTGTTGAACTTCTCGATCGAGAATATCCAGAACCCAGCGGCGGAACTCTTTGGCTACAGGAGTTCGTGCAAACATGGCGATCAAATGGGCTCCGCGAAGGCTAAATACTCGAGACTCCTGCATTCCACGAGGGGTGGTCACTTTGACCACCCTTGTCATCATATCTGTAAATTCATCTGAGTGACGAGAGTAAATGCGCTGAACTGCTTTATCGTCCGCATATTCCAGAGCTAAACCAACTTCAGTGGCAGTAAGCCAAATTCTGTTATTGTGGCAAATTGGGGTAAACGTCGTTTTGTGGAATGCTAATTGAGTAGTCATAGTTTCACCTCATCAGGTTAACCATCACCACCAACGACGCCAATCGACTGGTGGTGAACTGTGCAAGGTTGGCGTAACCGGCTACTCAAATCCGGCGCTCCCGAAGAAGCCCTCACACAGCCCACCATAATTTGGGCGTAGCCGTGCTTAGCGCATAAAAAAACCGCTTAACGCGGTATGCGTTGAGTAGTATTCCGGGACGCCAATCCCGTGTGCCGATTTTGCGGCAACGCACAGAATATATCCCCAGATAAATCATGTCGTCAACCCCAGTAAATGGACACCATGATGATCACAGCCATAGCTGCTACAACAGTTACAACTACCTCAGGCCAAAACATAACGATTTCCATATCACCTTTAGCCGCCAGACGAATAGAGACTCCCAATTCTGGCTGTCGAAGTAAAACACCGAATGTAAAAAATCGTAGGTGCATTTCTGCATCTGTGAATGGAGAAGATAGGTTGGATTGTATGTGCGCATAAACGTCCCCGTTTAGCGCAGAAGTCACCGGAGTTGTTCAGGCTCCGGCTTATTAATATTGCCTACTTACAATTAATTTTTCAACTGTTAGAAACTTATAATTAGCTGTCTCTTTGTAACTATCAATTTAATTATTTTTCTTTAACTTGAAATTTCTTCCCATTGCTAGTGTTCTTCGAAGATTCGAATCATAAGCTGGTTGATAATATCTATCATAAAAATCCTTAATTGTCTGATGGTAAGTATCCAGCATCAAACCATAAAACCCCATGACCTTAAGATAATCCACCAAGGGAAATAAATAATCATCAGTCTGAACATCAGTATCAATATTATTTTTTTGTTTTTTAACTTCAAATTTGTATAAGTTTAACTCACCCTTATCCATCGTGCATGAAAAAAGGTCGTCAAAAATCAAATCAATTTTTGTCATAGGAACTCGTTCTTTTCCAGACATTATAGGTAGAATATCAATACCTAAGAGCGAACCTAATACAAAGTCGTAATGAAGCGAAATCACTGAGTCATTCGATGTCGAGTTGCCTTTGATAAATACTCTACTTAGTGCCGAGTCAAAAACATTCTCAACTCTCTCTCTCGTCATGTTTGCGACATCTACAACCCCCATATCACGAGAAGCTTTTATTGTGATTTCATCTATAAATGCTTTGGAATCTAGTGAATGTAAAAACAACATGAAGTTATCTAACTGTTCAGAGCATTTAATAGCCACCATAAGATTTTCGTATATATCTTTTTTATACTCAATCGGTAAATTTGCTACCGCAAAAGCAGCATAAAATTCTTGCACTGATTTATGCAGAAAAACATACCTATTATTTCCCTCAGGTTGGATAAGGCAAGTTATCTCAATAAGATCATCTATAAAGTTTGATGCATCTTCTTTAAGATAACCTTCTGTTTCAATAGCATCTTCAGCATATCTAAGCAACTCCTCTCCCCAAAACTCAAATTTCTCCTCAATCAGTGCGTTATAGCAAATAGCTGAAAAACACAATTTAGCTTTTTCACCAATAATGTTTGATTTTTTCTCGCGCGTATATACTTTTATTTTATCATGCCTTGCATATAAGGTGTCAAAGAGGCTTCGATAAAACTCTATTATATTATTTGGAATATCATTCATATAAGGATAACAATAATACAAAAGAGTAACTAAAATTGGATTGCAAATAGTTCCCTCAAGTTCTTCTTTATCACATAGTAAATCCGCCAAGACTTTAAACGAGGCATCACTACTTGAGAATCTGTCATTTTTCGATAAAGAATGAAGAATACAAATCTTATCAGAAATATTTAGCTTATCTATAAAAATATTATACACATCAGTAGTATAACATATATCTGTATTTGGTCTCGTTGTTGCGATAATTGGTGTGTTAAAATGATAATGAATGTTTTTTATTTCATTCATCATCATAGTTCGCTCTTCATGTTTAACCTCATCAAATCCATCCAACATTAAAACGACTCTTTGGGATTGCAGTAATATTTTCAAGCTATCCTCTGAACACCCCACACCAAATGAATTAAGAATGTCTGCCAGATAAGCAATAATATTTGCATTCTTCACCCTTCTTAATTCAATAAAAAAAGGCATCCGTTCTGATTTTTTTATTTCCTCGCTAAACAACTTGCGTAAAATAGTACTTTTCCCTTGCCCCGCTATACCGACTATATTTACAATACCATGAAATGGTAAAGTGACCCCATCTTTTATAACGACCTTGTCTTTATTAGATGCCACCTCAACAGTTAACGGATAATAAATATCATCTAAAAAAATATCATAATCAGCGTTGTGCAAAGTTCTCATTTTCAGAGATGGTAGCACATGCTTTCTTAAATAATTTTCTCTTCCGAGGGGATCATTTAATTGTTCGAGTATAACCTTGCCTTCATCTAGGTCCCTAGCCCAAGGTTTAGAGAGCAATACTTCTGTTATTTTTTCCGCAGCTTTTCCTACTGTGCTATTAATAATAGTCGCAAGAAACTCATCCATTTTTTCACCACATTCATTAACCAATACGTGGTGCATTCTTACAAGACTCAGTAACAATTGTCAATCATAGGTTTTCGCATGATTGCAAAACGCCATAAACAATTGTAGCACCATAATTTTAAACACTATATAATATACAACCTTCCTACAAGCATTCAGTACATCGCTTAATCACAGGGCTTGAATATATAGTAAGGAATCGATATTAATCACCTCATCTACTTTAAACATCTTACACACCTATAATTTATAATAGTCAACACGAGGTCATCATATTAAACATGCAATTACAAACATTCATTTTTATATAAATTTTCATGATTTAACCGTAGAGCGACGGTAATAAATTTCATATACAAGGATTTAAGCTCCCATACGTTTTCTATTATTAAAAATAACATACCGTTCGCCAGACCTTACCATCAATGACCAGGATTCCTGCCCGCGCCATTTTTGCCGCAGCCTGATTTATGCTGGTTAATGTCACACCTGTTGTCGCAGCAACGTCCGGCGCACAGAAGCTCTTGTGCGTCCCCAGGTAATGAATAATTGCTTCTTTGCCCGTCATACACTTGCTCCTTTCAGTCCGAACTTAGCTTTGATTTCTGCGATCTTCGCCAGAGCCTGTGCACGATTTAGAGGTCTACCGCCCATGACAGGAAGTTGTTTTACTGGTTCAGGGATCGCCTCACCACGGTTAATTCTCGCAGTCATATGGACAAGCTCATCTGCGGCCTTACGGCGTAATTCCGCATCAGTAAGCGCATTGGCCCGCATGTTCTGATACAGGTTGGTAACCAGCCAGTAGTGCGCGTTTGATTTCCACGGATAAGACTCCGCATCCGGATACAGGCCTCGCTTCCGGCAATACTCGTAAACCATATCAACCAGCTCGCTGACGTTTGGCAGCCCGGCGTTAACAGATGCTTCTTCCCGGCACCAGGCGACAAACTGCCCGGGTGATGGCAGGAATGGTCGATTCTGCCGACGGGCTACGCGCATTCCAGCGTTAACCTGTTCCATTGTGGTGATCCCGTTTTCCCGGAAAGCCAGAACCCACTGGCGGCGGATTTCGTTCAGTTCATTCTGGTCACGGTTAGCCAGGCTCGCCGGGAAAGTTGCCAGTAACTGGCTGAACACACCGTTGATGATCTGCGCTACCTGCTGTACCTGTGGCTTTTCGTCGTACTGTTCCGGCATGTTGTTGGCGATCCGGCGCATCTGCTCACAGTCAAAGTTAACCATCTGTGCGGCGATGTTTTTCATAGCTCCACCCCGTAAATCCAGTCAGTATTCGTCAGGTCGAGTTTTGGTTTGCCGGCTGTCACGCCAGCCTGTTGCTTGTTTCGGTTGATTTCGAGCTGGGTCCACTTGTCGCGGAGTTTGGCCGGACTTAGCACGTTACCGGACCAGAAGTTGTCCTGGCATGCCCAGCGGAACAGCACGCACATGTCGCGGTGGTTACGTCCGTCACGTTCACGCATCAGGCGGATATCGTTAGCCCACCCTGCAAAATTCGGTTTTCTGGCTGATGGCGCGATGGTCTTCACCATGTCAAACATCCACTCTGCGGCGGTCAGGTCTTCTGCTGTCCCCCACTTGCTGCCGCTCTGAATTGCAGCATCCGGTTTCACCACAGGAAGATCGTTTTCTGGTTGGTCAGAGGATTCGCCAGAATTCTCTGACGAATAATCTTTTCTTTTTTCTTTTGTATTAGTGTCTTTTGTGTCCCCCTGTTTTGAGGGATAGCAATCCCCCAATTTGAGGGATGTTTTATCCCTCGTTTTAGGGGATTTTCCCTCGTTTTGAGGGATACACCATTCTGAGATGTTTTTATTTGGTCCAAACATGCCGCCTTGCTGCTTGATAATATTCATTCTGACGAGTTCTAACTTGGCTTCATTGCACCGTTTGACGGGTAACTTTGTAATCTCGCTAAGTTGAGAATCGGTGATTCTGTCCATTGGTTTATTCCACCCATAGGTTTTACGCAGAATGGCAAGCAGCACTTTAAACTGTCGCTTGGTCAGATCTGCGCCTGAATAAGCCTCAAGCAGCATATTTGATAGTCTGGCGTAACCATCATCGAGATCTGCCACATTACGCTCCTGTTTGGCAAAGTTACCTCTGCAGAAGTTGAGTATTTTTGCTGTATTTGTCATAATGACTCCTGTGGATTGATCCAGTCTTTCTACATCAGGCCTCAAAACTGTTGCAGCAGTCTTGAGGCTTTTCTTTTGTCAGCACCATGGCTACTTTCTTTGCTAGCTTTGCTAATTCCTCGTCTTCAACACCCCACTCCAGCACAGCCAGAAGCATGGCCATCTTTGGGATAAAGCTGTCTTTCCATCGCGAAATTTGCGATTCATTAATCCCTAACGCGTCGGCAACCTTTCGCTGACCACGTACAGCAATTCGATTCAGGATGTTGCTTGTAATTGCATTCGCTTTCTTGCGAGTACTTGTAAGTTGCATATGTAAGTATTTCCTTAACAAATAAGAAGTTATGCGCATCAAATTATGCGCGTTGTATTCCCGCATTTCGGCGGGAGTGATGACCATGGCTGTTAAAGAGCGGTGTTACTATTTGTTTTTCTTGTTGCTTGGGAAAGGACGAACTTCCTCTCCAATCACACTGCCATCAGGCTTTACCGTAACCATGATGTTACGGCCTGCCAGAATGGCCTTGCTGATAGCGCACTGGATTACACCAAAGTCACTGGCTGCTTTAGCCTGTCCATGGATTTTGGCGTAATCGGCAAGTGTCATTCGAATCATATGCACTCTCCGTTATTAACCATGAACAAAGAATACTACAGGTATTCAAATCAATCAATACTCAGGGTATTTTTAGTTTAAGTACCTTAGCTATTAGAATTAAGCTATGGAAAATAAAAAATCACTGACGACAGAACAGCTCGAAGACGCTAAGCGGCTTAAGGCTTTGTATGAGTCAAAAAAGAAAGAATTGGGAATAACCCAATACTCAATCGCTGATGAACTGGGTATCACCCAAGGAGCGGTAGGGCATTATCTTAATGGCAGAAACGCGCTAAACGTTGAGGTTGCATCTGGTTTTGCACGGTTGTTGCAAGTCTCAATTGCTGATTTTAGCCAGTCAATTGCTGCCAAGGTTGCAGAACAGGCAGAAAGCCTTAAGAGCGATGCCAACGTAAGGTATGCAGGGGAATACAGAGCAGGAAAGAGGTATCCGGTGTTAAGCAGTATCCAGGCTGGCTCGTGGTGTGAAGCATGCGAACCATACACCATTAAAGACATAGATGTTTGGCTTGAGTCTGACGCGCATATTCAAGGTAATGCGTTCTGGCTTAAAGTGGAAGGTGATTCAATGACGGCACCGGTTGGGTTAAGCATTCCAGAGGGAACATTCGTTCTTTTCGATACCGGAAGGGAGGCGGTCAACGGCAGCTTGGTCATAGCAAAACTTTCTGACTCTAACGAAGCAACATTCAAGAAGCTGATAATCGACGGCGGAAATAAATACCTCAAGGGACTTAATCCTGCATGGCCTCTCGTGCCAATCAATGGAAACTGCAAGATTATAGGCGTTGCAATTGAGACAAAACTAAGGCTGGTTTGATCACGCAAGGGGCGCTTATGGTTGGAACCGCTATAGCAAGCTTTTTTGGGATGTTGGCAATCTCGACAATTTACGGCTTAGCGCATGCTTTTCTTGCGAAATCTCTATCAGAAAAAATAAGCCAGGCTTGGGCGCATAGATCAGCTCGTTTCATGATTCTGGTGATCATAGCAATACAAGGGATATCTGCATTTATCCTCTATGGATCAAGCTTATACCTATTGTATCAAGGCGCGACATTTACGCCTTATACCAGTGATTACGGAACTCTATACGATGGTAGTGAAGACATCTCTATGGCTTGGATCGTCTTTGGTTTATCTATGGCCGTGTCTGTTGTAGCAGACATCATTAAGGTAATTCTCGTCTTAACCTTCGCTGACTAACCCATAATCCCGGCAGCAATAGCTATCGGGATCCACTTCACATATCCCGCATAAAAAGCACTGAACAAGCAGACGCCGAAAAAATAAATATCCTTTGTATTCATTTGCTTATCATTATTTCACCAAAATAAATACCTTGAGTATTTACAAAATAAAATACCTACAGTATTCTTTAACCATCAGCAGGACGCTGGTAGCCAAACGGAACAGATTGGCAGGCTCTTTAACATTGATGGGATTGTCCCGCCGAAATGCGGGAACCAAAGAGTAGTTGGCTTTGGGGTGACGTGAAGTGCAGCTGCACGACGGCAACCGGAAGATAAGCACCCGGCGCGTCACCGCCAAAGTCAATTCCATAGGCGAAATGCAGCCGCCAAACACAGCCAATGCTGCACATGCAACAGGAGGATTTATGTGAATGCATAACTTCAAAACCGAGGTTAATTAAATCTCTCGATCCGAGCATCGACCTATTAGGTGGCGAGATGCTCTTTCTGCCCCTCAATTCGAGGGGCCAGAAACCACTTTGCAATCACTATCAATTCCAAAGTTGTTTCATCGGAGGTCAACATGACAGTAGTCATTACATATCTGGCTGACGATAACGCCAGAAATCGCCGCAGAGCACGCAGACAGGCTCAACGTGAACAGGCGATGCAAGAGCAGCGACTGGCGCGAAAAATTGCGCTAAAGCTCTCTGGTTGCGTCAGAGCAGACAAAGCAGCATCACTCGGAAGTCTTCGCTGCAAGAAAGTTGATGAATGCAGTGGAAGTGTTTGCCTGCCAAACGTAGCCATTTACGCGGCAGGCTACAGGAAATCAAAACAACTGACGGCGAGATGATAAATCATTTGCTAATTACTTGTTTTTGCCATGCTTATCCTGAGCGATAAGTTCATCCATAAGACTGTCTTTCTTCCCAGCAAACCTAATGTAGCACTCATTTCTATAGCGTTCCGGGATAACAAAACGGTCGATTTCAGGATATCCAGTAGCAGAAGGTATCCGAATAAGAAGCCCTTTTTCGAGCAATGAGATTGCTTCAGGGCTTCCCTTTTCTGTCTTTAGCTGGTTATTCGCGGCTACAGCGAATGCCAAATACGCTCTTTCTCCAAGAGTTAACGAATCAAACAAATCTTGCACATATTTTTCTTCTTTAGATTTGCGCTTCTGAGCAGCGGATACCTCAATTCTTTCAGTCACAGCGTGATAAGCGGAATTAACAACACCGTTAAGCACATAGCTAACGCAGAACAACAGGATGTAATACATCCAATAATGAGGAAGGATTTCTGGATTATGCAGGTTTATCCATTCTTTTACGCTTACCGGCATAACAATAATCAATATGATCAGGATGATTAGCATATGAATCAACTGTTTAAGTGTCATTCCTTGCAGGAAAAAATGCATTAGTTCCTGCCACCATGAGTTGTTCATCGGCGTTTCTCTTTTGCTCTCTGTAGGGGTGAATAGAGTTTATCCGATTTCTCGCTGTAGGGGTACACGAGAACCACCGAGCCTGATGTGGTTAAAAGACAGGCACAATCTTTACTACCGCAATCCACTATTTAAGGTGATATATGGAAGAAGAATTTGAAGAGTTCGAAGAGCATCCTCAGGATGTGATGGAACAATACCAGGACTATCCGTATGACTACGACTATTGATAAAAATCAATGGTGTGGACAATTCAAGCGATGCAATTGATGCAAGCTGCAATCGGAATGCATGGTTAAGCCTGAAGAAATGTTTCCTGTAATGGAAGATGGGAAATATGTCGATAAATGGGCAATACGAACGACGGCAATGATTGCCAGAGAACTTGGTTAACAGAACAACAAAGCTGCCTGATAGTGGCCTTTATTTTTGGCATAAATAACAGAATAAACACTGCACTGTGTATTCATTCCAACGAGTGAATACACGGAGCAATGTCGCTCGTAACTAAACAGGAGCCGACTTGTTCTGATTATTGGAAATCTTCTTTGCCCTCCAGTGTGAGGGCGATTTTTTATCTGTGAGGATATGAACAGATGTCAAACATCAAAAAATACATCATTGATTACGACTGGAAAGCATCAATAGAAATTGAAATCGACCATGACGTAATGACAGAGGAAAAACTTCACCAGATTAATAATTTCTGGTCAGACTCTGAATACCAACTAAATAAACACGGCTCTTTATTAAATGCTGTATTAATCATGCTGGCGCAACATGCTCTGCTTATAGCAATTTCGAAAGACTTAAATGCATATGGTGTTGTTTGTGAGTTCGACTGGGATGATGGAAATGGTCAGGAAGGATGGCCTCCAATGGATGGTAGTGAAGGAATAAGAATTACCGATATCGATACATCAGGAATATTTGATTCAGATGATATGACTATCAAGGCCGCCTGAGTGCGGTTTTACCGCATACCAATAACGCTTCACTCGAGGCGTTTTTCGTTATGTATAAATAAGGAGCACACCATGCAATATGCCATTGCAGGGTGGCCTGTTGCTGGCTGCCCTTCCGAATCTTTACTTGAACGAATCACCCGTAAATTACGTGACGGATAGAAACGCCTTATCGACATACTTAATCAGCCAGGAGTCCCAAAGAATGGATCAAACACTTATGGCTATCCAGACTAAATTCACTATCGCCACTTTTATTGGCGATGAAAAGATGTTTCGTGAAGCCGTCGACGCTTATAAAAAATGGATATTAATGCTGAAACTGAGATCAAGCAAAAGCATTCACTAACCCCCTTTCCTGTTTTCCTAATCAGCCTGGCATTTCGCGGGCGATATTTTCACAGCTATTTCAGGAGTTCAGCCATGAACGCTTATTACATTCAGGATCGTCTTGAGGCTCAGAGCTGGGCGCGTCACTACCAGCAGATCGCCCGTGAAGAGAAAGAGGCAGAACTGGCAGACGACATGGAAAAAGGCCTGCCCCAGCACCTGTTTGAATCGCTATGCATCGATCATTTGCAACGCCACGGGGCCAGCAAAAAAGCCATTACCCGTGCGTTTGATGACGATGTTGAGTTTCAGGAACGCATGGCAGAACACATCCGGTACATGGTTGAAACTATTGCCCGCCACCAGGTTGATATTGATTCAGAGGTATAAAACGGATGAGTACAGCACTCGCAACGCTGGCAGGGAAGCTGGCTGAACGTGTCGGCATGGATTCTGTCGACCCACAGGAACTGATCACCACTCTTCGCCAGACGGCATTTAAAGGTGATGCCAGCGATGCGCAGTTCATCGCATTGTTGATCGTCGCCAACCAGTACGGCCTTAATCCGTGGACGAAAGAAATTTACGCCTTCCCTGATAAGCAGAACGGCATCGTTCCGGTGGTGGGCGTTGATGGCTGGTCCCGCATCATCAATGAAAACCAGCAGTTTGATGGTATGGACTTTGAGCAGGACAATGAATCCTGCACATGCCGGATTTACCGCAAGGACCGCAATCATCCGATCTGCGTTACCGAGTGGATGGATGAATGCCGCCGCGAACCATTCAAAACCCGCGAAGGCAGAGAAATCACGGGGCCGTGGCAGTCGCATCCCAAACGGATGTTACGTCATAAAGCCATGATTCAGTGTGCCCGTCTGGCCTTCGGATTTGCTGGTATCTATGACAAGGATGAAGCCGAGCGCATTGTCGAAAATACCGCATACACTGCAGAACGTCAGCCGGAACGCGACATCACTCCGGTTAACGATGAAACCATGCAGGAGATTAACACTCTGCTGATTGCCCTGGATAAAACATGGGATGACGACTTATTGCCGCTCTGTTCCCAGATATTTCGCCGCGACATTCGCGCATCGTCAGAACTGACACAGGCCGAAGCAGTGAAAGCTCTTGGATTCCTGAAACAGAAAGCCACTGAGCAGAAGGTGGCAGCATGACACCGGACATTATCCTGCAGCGTACCGGGATCGACGTGAGAGCTGTCGAACAGGGGGATGATGCATGGCACAAATTACGGCTCGGCGTCATCACCGCTTCAGAAGTTCACAACGTGATAGCAAAGCCCCGCTCAGGAAAGAAGTGGCCTGACATGAAAATGTCCTACTTCCACACCCTGCTGGCTGAGGTTTGCACCGGTGTGGCTCCGGAAGTTAATGCTAAGGCGCTGGCCTGGGGAAAACAGTACGAGAACGACGCCAGAACCCTGTTTGAATTCACTTCCGGCGTGAATGTTACTGAATCCCCGATCATCTATCGCGACGAAAGTATGCGCACCGCCTGCTCTCCCGATGGTTTATGCAGTGACGGCAATGGCCTTGAGCTGAAATGCCCGTTTACCTCCCGGGATTTCATGAAGTTCCGGCTCGGTGGTTTCGAGGCCATAAAGTCGGCTTACATGGCCCAGGTGCAGTACAGCATGTGGGTGACACGAAAAGATGCCTGGTACTTTGCAAACTATGACCCGCGTATGAAGCGTGAAGGACTGCATTATGTCGTGGTTGAGCGGGATGAAAAGTACATGGCGAGTTTTGACGAGATGGTGCCGGAGTTCATCGAAAAAATGGACGAGGCACTGGCTGAAATTGGTTTTGTATTTGGGGAGCAATGGCGATGACGCATCCTCACGATAATATCCGGGTAGGCGCGATCACTTTCGTCTACTCCATTACAAAGCGAGGCTGGGTATTTCCCGGCCTTTCTGTTATCAGAAATCCACTGAAAGCACAGCGGCTGGCTGAGGCGATAAATAATAAACGAGGGGCTGTATGCACAAAGCATCTCCCGTTGAGTTAAGAACGAGTATCGAGATGGCACATAGCCTCGCTCAAATTGGAGTCAGGTTTGTGCCAATACCAGTAGAAACAGACGAAGAATTTCATACGTTAGCCACATCCCTTTCACAAAAGCTGGAAATGATGGTGGCGAAAGCAGAAGCAGATGAGAGAGACCAGGTATGACAACCACTGAATGCATTTTTCTGGCAGCGGGCTTCATATTCTGTGTGCTTATGCTTGCCGACATGGGACTTGTTCAATGACACCTCAGCAAGAAAACGCCCTTCGCAGTATTGCCCGTCAGGCTAATTCTGAAATCAAAAAAGCCAGACAGCAGTTTCCGGATAAAAACGTCGATGACATTTGCTGTAGCGTACTGAAGAAGCACCGCGAAACGGTAACGCTGATGGGATTCACACCGACTCATTTAAGCCTGGCGATCGGCATGTTAAACGGCGTCTTTAAGGAACGGTGAACATGAAAAGCAAAATCATCAGGGAGCTACAGGCTCCTTTTTTATTGTTCGCATTCACCCTCAAGCGTATTAACCAACAATTCAGGGATTAATGAAAGATGGCAGACATCATTGATTCAGCATCAGAAATCGAAGAATTACAGCGCAATACAGCAATAAAAATGCGTCGTCTGAACTATCAGACTGTATCCGCAACTCATTGTTGTGAATGTGGCGATCCGATAGATGAGCGAAGACGCCTGGCTGTTCAGGGTTGTCGGACTTGTGCAAGTTGCCAGGAGGAGATCGAACTTAAGAACAAACAATGGGGACTGTGATGGCCTCAAAGCAGCAAATTTCAACATCGTCCAACTGAGGTGTAAAAATGTTCAGAATCATTTTTCCTAACACCTGGTACGTCGACCACCACGGCACTCCCTGCAAAATCCTGCGTTCTACCCATAACAAAGTTCACTACATCCGAAAAGGCAGAACATGTATCGCCAGCATGTTCCGCTTTAATCATGACTTTGAACCTGTGAATAAAGCTGATGCAGATCGGATAGCAGAAGAGATCGAAACGGCAGAACACATTAAGAAGTTACGTGCCATACGCAGGAAATAGAAAAATTGATAAATTCAATACTGCATTTCTCAGCATTAAATTTATCTCTATGACCAGTCAAGAGATGTACCTGCCATGAGCTTAATATCATGTCAGATATATCGGTCACAAACTCCCTCAGCAGCTAAGAGGAGGACAAATGTCTCGACTAATCACTTTACAGGACTGGGCTAAAGAAGAATTTGGGGACTTAGCACCAAGTGAGCGAGTTCTGAAAAAATACGCGCAAGGGAAAATGATGGCCCCACCCGCTATAAAAGTTGGTCGCTACTGGATGATTGACCGAAATTCCCGTTTTGTAGGAACGCTTGCAGAACCGCAACTCCTAATAAACGCAAACCCAAAACTCCAACGGATAATCGCTGATGGCTGCTAGACCCCGATCTCACAAAATCTCTATACCCAATTTATATTGCAAATTAGATAAGCGAACCGGAAAGGTATATTGGCAATACAAACATCCACTATCCGGTCGTTTTCATAGCTTAGGAACTGATGAGAATGAAGCAAAACAAGTTGCTACTGAAGCAAATACCATTATTGCTGAACAACGTACCAGACAAATATTAAGCGTCAATGAGCGTCTGGAAAGAATGAAAGGCAGGCGCTCAGACATTACGGTGACAGAATGGCTTGATAAATATATTTCTATCCAGGAGGACAGGCTGCAACATAATGAACTAAGACCCAACTCCTATCGGCAAAAAGGCAAACCCATTCGTCTTTTCCGTGAGCATTGTGGAATGCAACACCTCAAGGATATTACCGCACTTGATATTGCCGAAATAATTGATGCTGTAAAGGCTGAAGGTCATAACAGGATGGCGCAAGTCGTGAGAATGGTGTTGATCGACGTCTTCAAAGAAGCACAACACGCAGGACATGTTCCGCCAGGATTTAACCCAGCGCAGGCAACAAAACAACCGCGAAATCGAGTAAACCGCCAAAGATTGTCACTGCCCGAATGGCAGGCAATATTTGAAAGCGTAAGCAGACGGCAGCCCTATTTAAAATGCGGCATGCTACTTGCTCTTGTTACTGGACAACGTTTAGGCGATATCTGCAATTTGAAATTCTCTGATATATGGGACGACATGTTGCACATTACTCAGGAAAAAACCGGTTCAAAACTTGCTATTCCGCTTAACCTGAAATGCGATGCTCTGAATATTACCCTTCGTGAAGTTATATCTCAGTGCAGGGATGCTGTTGTTAGTAAATATCTGGTCCATTACCGTCACACTACCTCTCAAGCAAACAGAGGAGACCAGGTTTCTGCAAATACTCTGACAACGGCTTTTAAAAAGGCCCGGGAAAAATGTGGCATAAAATGGGAGCAAGGAACTGCGCCCACATTTCATGAGCAGCGATCTCTGTCAGAACGGTTATATCGGGAACAGGGTCTGGATACGCAAAAGTTGTTAGGTCATAAATCTAGAAAAATGACCGACCGATACAATGATGATCGTGGTAAAGACTGGGTTATCGTAGATATTAAAACAGCATAG